GCGAAGTCTGCTGCCGTATTAATGCCATCGGCAAGGTTAAGAAGTCCAGTCCTATAGCCTCCTTCCAAGCCTGTCGCGTCTATCCCATCTCTCATTAGATTGCGTAATGTAGACCTAATACCAGTATTGTTGGTTACTGTTGCCTGAAATCTAGGGACTTCAGAGGAAAGGAGTTTTTCTCGCTGTACCTCTCTAGCTAAAGCCCTAAGATCAACGCCCATTGGCTATAGCCTCTAACTCTTGAGGGCTTAAAGATCTAAGCATCTCCCTCATTCGCTCCTCTTCCTTAATTCTCTGCTGCTCTTGCATTTGAGTAATCTTCTGCTGGTTGTTAAGTTCTTCACCAAATGACTTTATGTTGCTCATATCTATCGTGGCCCCAGCCTGCTCTGCCTTGACCTGAGTATTCATTCTGTCAGTCTCAGCCCTGAAGCCGTCTATCTGAGCATCTGATTGGTTGTCGGCTATAAGCATCTGTAGCTTCTGAGCTTCTAACTGTAGCTTTATCCTTTCGTTATTGAGCTTCTCTTGGTCTATCTGAGCCTTGAGCATTTCAGCTTGGGCTTTTAGCTGCTCGGCTTGAGCCATAACCATTGCTGGATCTGGTGGTTGTTGGCCCTGCATCTGTGCCTGTGCCTGCTCTCTTTCCTGCCGTTCTTCGTCAGTTAATTGAGACTCTGGAATAATGCCAGCAGAAAGCATCTGCTCTCGCTTGCGCTCAGATATCTGCGTAGCAGCAGGGGTAGAGATGTTCTGTAATAACAAGTCACCAGCCATCTGCATTAACGTAGGATCAACTTGCGCGAGCTTGGTAATTGCTTCGACTGTTTCCTGCTGACGGTTCTTAAAACTGGCCCCAGCTTTGCATATAACATCATAGATGCCTTGCGATAAATCATTAAGGGTTACTATTTTCCCTGTCTGCTCATCGATGATCTGATTATTGATGTCAGTCATATTATAAGTGTCGTCTTCTCTTAGCACTCTGACAACTCTCTGAGTATCGTATACTTTAGGGATGGCATCTTTTAACAATCGGCCAGTTGCGCCTATAGCAATCTCCATAGCCCTAGTGTAGTTGTAAGTAGCATTGTCGCCTTTGTTTTGTAGTTGGCGGATAGCCACTCCTGACTGGGCATTAGGATTGTCACCCATGTTGGCCGCGAACATGCCAGAAGAGGCGTTCATCATCCCCTGCATAGCCTGAGCTATAGTTCTTAGCCCGCCGTTAATCTGCGCCCCACCCTGCTGTTGGGGGATACCAGGAGCTTCAGGGTCTTGGTTGTAAAACTGTACGGGATCGGCATTAGTGTTCAGGGTTTGGAGAGTTTTCTCATGCCCTGCCGCTTGACCGGGGGTCATCCAATACTTGGCCCTTGGTGCTAAGGCTCCCTCTTCTATCTCTCTTGATAGCGCATAATTTAGAACCCTTTGAGGGTCCAGTAATTTCTGTACAACGCCGTAATAGATAGTCTTGTTCTCGAATATCTTAAAATTACCATAGACCGGGACAACGGGTATTCTGTTAAAAACAGTCTTCTTAGCCTCTTCTAACCAATCCTTACCATCAAAGTATCTCGAGCAAACGATATGACCCTTTCGCGTTCGTCTTTTAATCTCTGTGACCCCAATCTTTTCAAGGTCATCAACAACAGATTCAAAGTCATCATCGACTTCGTGGACCTGCCCGTTAGACATCATTACCAGCTCTTTATCCTCGCTCTCAAGATACAGAAACTCTCCGACTACAACAGCCTCAGCCTTGTCAAAGTATGCGTCTCCATCTCTGTCCTGAGATACTGATTCTCCAGATCCTTCGGGCCATCTGTTCTCGTACTCATCGGGGGCCATAGGATGCAAAACGAAAGCATAACGAGAGTCTGACTTGTCTTGAAGCTCGGCAGATGAATCAAACCATACCCTGTCGATAGGATTGGCTATCTTCTCAAGCATGAGATCCTGGTCAAATGAGTTGTCATCTGCATACTTCTGGCTAACTCTCCACGCATCAAACCCACTTGTAACCATTCCGCGACAGGCTTGAGCGTATATCTGTTTAGCACTGGATAGGTTTTCTACGTTCCTGATAATGCCGTCATAGGTCATAGCGATATCTTTTGTTGCATCGCCTCCAGAAGGAGAGACTCGTATATCAAAGTCTGCCTGCTCAATCTCTGATGATATTTGAGATACTATTGGGCTAACCTGATCGAAGGTATAGCGGGGCTTGTCTACATTAGAAGTCCACCATTGGGGCTCCCACTGTCCATCCTTCTTATCTACAAAGAGATGAGCTTCTCTGGCATTATCCCTGTTATCGCTTTCAGTTTGTTGGCAAGACGATAATAGATTAACGACACTCTGATGCTCTTCGTACTTATCCTTATAAGATAGATCAGCCCCAGTGTATTCAGCCGACTCGTCTTCAGAGTTCTCGCCTTGCTCATTTTCATACTTAGACATCTCAGCCCCATCCTTTAAATGTGAGTGTAGTAGCAGACTTCAGAACCGCTTTTGGTGAATACATAGCCATCATTAGCGCGTCACCCATGTTCGGAGAGGGTAGCTGGTAAGGTTTTTTAGCCATGTCTATTTTGCTCATTATCTGTATTTTACCATTGTTCCCGCGCTTTTGTGGGATTCGACAAACCTCAGAGCGCAACTGGTCTAATACAGCAATGTCAGATGATAATGAGACCATAAGCTCAGGGTCAATGTACTCGTTGTTAGTCACAGCTCGATAAGTAGCATAGAACCTGTCTCTAAGCCTCCACCAATACTGAGCTCGTTTATTTAAGAAGGTGTCCTTATTAGATTTCGAGTCCTTTCCAGAATAGGGGACGTTAGCATCGTCAGGAGATTCTGAGCCTCTGAACTGGTGCTTCTGCATCTTAGTAGACTCAAGCTCTTGGTCTACTTGCCTCTTTAATGATATGCCTAAGCCGTCACAGTCCCACACAAACCAATCCGCGCCACAGTTTCTAGCCTTGGCTAAGGCCCAGTCCATACCTTGATTGACATCACCTGTCACCATCTCATCAACCTCTAGCACTACCGAACCCTTGCGTAATGCCCAGCCCTTACTATCACCGCCTTCGTCAGACGGATCGTGAGAGGCTATCTTCGCACCGGTTGCTTCAAAGCCCAGCTTGACGTGAGCATCTATAGCTGCATCGAACCACTCTGAAGGGATAATTGAGTCTTCAACATCATCCAGAAATGCTCCCTTCCATATATGAGAGAAAAGAGCGGGAGACATAGACGTTCTGTCGTGTTCCATCTCTTCTAGGAGGACCGTAGGCACAAAGGGATTGTCTTCAATGTTGATGATTATTATTAGGTGTAGGTCGTCTTCGTAGAAGCCGTCTCGAATAAGCTCCTTTTCGTAGGGCTTGATGAACCTTTGACTGAATGCGTCAGCACTAGACCTGGGGTTAGCAGAGAACCATATTTCTGACCCTTCCTCTCTCAGTGTAGGAGTTAAGGCCTTGAGGCTGTCTGCGCTTATTGTCTGTGCTTCCTCGACCCAGAACCGTCGAAAGCCGTGCATCGACTTAACCCCTTCAGGATTTCTAGCCAGCCCCCTGAATTTAAACATTGGGTCATCATTAAAAAGGATCTGGTTGTTCTGCACCTCAAAGCCTTGCAGAGAGAGTCTCTCTATCTCGGACTTAAGCAGAGCATGGACAGAGTCATCAATGGAGTTCTGAAACTCTCGGAAACAAGCCGTCTTTACATTCTTGGTCATTGCATCCATTAAGCACAAGTCAGCAAAGGTCATTGACTTGCCTGATCCCCTCCCACCAATGGCTATCTTAAATCTTTTGGGAGTGTTGATGAACTTGCCCAGCTTCTCAGGCACTTGCATCTTAGGCATTGCCGACAATTTCTACAGTCCACTTCATATCCACATCAACATCAATTGGTTCACCATCTCTACCGCTTATCTCCTTCCTCTTGGTTTCTGTCCATCCTGCTTGGTGAGATAGGTAGAACTTGGCTGCTGTAACATCGCCGTCAAGAGCCTTCTGAGCCAATGATTTAGCGACCTTGGTAATTCCAAGCGCCTTCCCCTTCCTATACGCCTCAGAAAGCTCTGGCTGTCTTTTAAAGGCCGCACGTAACGTATTGGGAGTGCAACCAAAATACATAGCTAGCTGTTTCTGGCTTAATACGTCAGATAGGTCTTTGCACTCTGCAATTTCTTCCCCTGTGAATACTCTTGGGGGTCTGTGAGAAGGATTGGCTACCTTGTCTTCCATATCTCTTAATCCAGCTAATTACTTGTTGACTTGTAGTGATATATTAACATTGATCAGGCTTATTCACTATACTTCGCTTGCCGTCTCCCCTCTTCAGTATTTAGGTTATTCGGCTTTACGGGCTAGATGCCATCATAGTAAGTAGCGGAAGGATCAACCCTTTGCTGTGCCCCTGCAAGACTACCTAGCGCTCTATTGGATTCTTCAGGAGGATTAGGTAGATCACGAACTCCCTCAAAACTCCTGCTAGTAATATCTTGGCTAAACTTCGTGGTTGTAGTCTCCTCTGTGTCCTTCACAGGCTCTACAAGGGTAACGTGGTGAAAGGTAGGTATCATGTCGCGAACTGCCTCTGTTGCGTCCTTGGCTAATACTGTGCGCGTAGTCTCACTCATATCTTGCTTAATACCTGTAACGTTAAACGCTCTTAGCTCGCTCATCTTTATTCCCCTTTATTAATCATTAACTTAAAGACATTATACCATTTATGTATATTTATTATCATAATCACTTGCTACACGTCTTGACGAGGGCTATAGTTCTCCCATTGAACGCAAATACACAACGGGAACAGATTATGAAACTATTAACACGCATTCTAAACGAAATACTTTGTGCTGGGGTTATCGCAGCATTATTTCTCTTCGTACTATTCACATTCTTTGGAGGTCCAATATGAGCGACTCTAACGCCCATAGGAAGGGAAAGCGTAACTTTCAAGCATTCCTACCACCTAACGAAGCAAAAGCCGTAGAGGAGGCTAAGAGGCTCTTACAAGCCAGCACAGACAGAGAGCTGGTGATTAAACTGATAGAGTTCCTTAAATCTAAGCCCAGATAGTTATTTTATTGCGGACAAAAGAAAGCCCCGAAACAGCAGGGGCGCAAGGGTCACTCTCAAGTAGGTGGCAAGGCTGGCACAACGGGGAAGAAGGGGGACAGCCAGCCCTGCCGTAAGTCGTTGTTATTTTTCGTAACCTTTACCTTTAGGCATGATGTTCTCCAATTAGTTAGTCCTTACAATACTCTATGGCCTGCCCTACTGTATACTCTTTCGGCACTTTACATAAATCTACATCTGCTTCCGAATCTGTGAACGAGCCTTCAACGTGAACAGTTCCTTTTGCGTGTGTTGCGCCATCTAATACAGTCAACGCGCTCTGACAGCTTGTGAGGGCGACTAACGATATAAATAATAGTATTTTCACTCTGTTTTCTCCAGTTTCCCATCCCAAAAGGCTTCCCCGCCCCATGTTTGAACTAATTTGTAATAAGTAAGCACTCGCAGCCGTCTAACAGGCTTCAGGAACCACACAGAGAACAACCTTACCAATCTATGCCCGTTGTTCCTCATCCGTCTGTCAGCTCGCTCCTTGTCCTCGTGCGTCTGCCCGTAATAATAGTCAGCATCATGTATCTGGCACATTGGCCGCAAGTCTAAGCCCCATGCTGTTTGAGGCACAGGAAGTCTAGATCCTTTACTGCCGCATGAATTACATATTTCTAATAGCTCATCGAAGTTGATCCGCGCAAATCTGGCATCAGCATCAAGTTTCCCTGCTTCTACCAGCTCAAGCGTTTTAATCAATGATTCTGTTAGAGTTTGCCTCATATCTCGGAGATAACCCAGTAGACTTCTTGTTGGTCGTCTAATGCTGCCTGTACAAGCACTGTAAGCTCGCGCTCAAGGCTTCCTGATACTTTGCCCTTGCCGTCTGACTTCTTAGCCACTATCACGCAGCCAGAGGTGTGTTCGATGTTATTTCCGCCATGCACTCTAATACCCGTAAACCTTACCCCATGCCTGTTTATGCTGTGGTCATACTCAGTGTCGAACAATACAATCATGTTGCGCTTAAAAGCAGGGGATCGAGTAATTTTTACTTGGTAGGTAAATTCTGGGATGCACGTCTCGTCTTGGATCTTAACGCCTGGTGGCCGTCCTGCGTCTTCTAAGCTATTGCCGAAGTAATTGCCATTAACGTACACTTTGCCGTCAGTATGGTCTTTCTGATAGGTTCTGAAGGTGTTGATTATCATCATAAGGTGTCGAATTGACGCTCTAATCGCTCTAATCTAATATTAGTTGATTTTTGAAAGCTATCTGTTTGCGCCCCTAACACCCCTATTTTAGTTTCTAAATCCCCAAGGATTAAGCCTAGATTATAAGTCAGCCCTGATAGCAAGAGCGCAAAGGATATTAATATTACCGCCACAAGCTTGATGAGAGAGGCCATCTTGTTGAGGCTTGCGTCTGTTATAACTTCTGCTGCGATAGAACTGCTCATTATCCATCATACCTTTTAAGCGATTAATCAAATACTTAAAGCATACTACTACACTGTTGGCTAGGGTGCTAATTAGCTAAACCCCAACATTTGATCGATTGTATTCTGTGCGATTTCCTCAGTCATACCGTGGACCTTAGACACAACTAACCGCCATATAACCTCGAATACAGTTTTATACAGCTCGTTGAACTCCAGCTCATCCATACTCCCGAAACTAATAGACTTAGCCACGAACCTAACCTCGTTCTTAATGTTGACCACGGCCTCCCTGTGCCCCGCTAGGATAGTTACATCTTCGCGGAATCTATCAAAATTCTTTACCGCTTCCATTTCCCTTATCATCTGTGGCTCAGGCTCAAAATACTGATAGCCAAAGTTTAATAGGGCAAAGAACTTCGCGTGAAAAGCAGGGTTTCGCACCTGCTTAATGTCAGCGGTTACATAACGGTTATTAGCTATCTTTTCCACTATCTCTGCGTCAGATTCATTAGCAGGCCGGAACATGCCGCCAGGCATCTTAATCAGGGCTAATTGCATATTGACCTGCTTATCCAAAGTTGCGAGAGGACAGCATCATAGTGTATGCCGTTCTTTTGAGCTGTTAGTCTGCTTGGTGGTGGTAATTTGCCCCTATTTCTGATTCGAAGCCTTGTAGCTTCAGCGCTCGTCCGCAATACACCTGCATCGAATAGCTTATTTCTTACACAGCTATGACTAATGCGAATGGTTAAGGCTAGGTCTTTTATGCTGCTGCCGTCTACGTAGTCCTGTATCTGCTGATCTGTTAAGTTATTACTCATTATTTTACCTCAAAACGGAATATCGTCGTCAAAGTCGTGGAAACCGCTAGGCGGTGCTTGCTGTGGCTGTTGTGCCTGCTGCTGTGGCTGACTAGGTGCGCCCTGCTGATAATCGCCCTTGCTGTCTAGCATCTGCATTTCATGGCACTTAATCTCAGTTGTGTACTTCTTCACGCCGTCTTGCTCATAGGATCTAGTCTGTAGCTTGCCTTCCAAATAAAGTTTTGAGCCTTTTTTCACATACTGCTCGATAATCTCGGCCAATCGACCCCAAACAACTATTTGATGCCACTCGGTTTTCTCTTGCTTTTGACCGGAATCCTTATCTTTCCATGTCTCGCTCGTTGCAATTGAGAAGTTAGCCACAGCGTTTCCGTTATCTATGCGCTTAACTTCTGGATCATTGCCAACATTGCCGATAATGATTACCTTGTTTATCCCACCGCTCATAATCCTAGCTCCTTTCTCATTTTTCGTAATCTTAATTGAATTTCGTTTCCTTCCATCGCCTTGTGTGGCAATGCTTTGAACTGACTGTGGCTAGGATTCTTGCGCTCTTTTCGGCACAATCCTCTAAAGTCTCCCAGCCCCATAAACCCTTTCCAATCCTCAGCTCTCTTAGCTCCGCGCTGGATATCCTGTTCGCTAAAGTCAGCCAATACGGACGCTTCCCAATATTTAAAATCAGTCGAGCCAATAGGGTCGTGAACATACTTCATAGCTTCAAGTTTCCTCCATGCCGTAGAGAACACGGTTCTTTTGGATGTATTCTCTTGCTGCCTGGTCTGACCGCTCTGATCTTGTTTGCCTAGCTGGTTGACTAAATTGTTTACCTTTTGCATCTGCCTTGCCTCGTGTTATCCAAGTCGTTACAGCGTGTTTCCAAGACTTCATTGGATTCTTGCCAACCTTCCAGCCATTAGATTCGTAGTGATTTAAGAATGATACAGCTTGCTGGTTAGGATCTATAACTCGTGAATCAAATTCTATTATCAATTCATCAATCGTAGGACGTGCCATACGTCCAGTGTGTTTATTAACACTTATTAACTTATTATCTTTATTTAAGTTATTAAGGTGTGGTCGTTCGCTGGTTGTTTGCTGGTCATATGCTGGTTGTTTGCTGGTTGTTTGCTGGTTGTTATATTGGTACTTTTCGTAGTTAAGCACCGTAATCATTGAGTATTGGCTGGTTGTTTGCTGGTCAATCATGTGGTCATTAACTAGCATGTCAATGTAGCGTCTTAGCTTAGTCTCAGAAATGCTTAAACGCTCGGACCATACCTTTCTGCCAAAGATGACCTGTCCTCTTTCAACCGTAATCAGCTTCTTATTAAACAGTTTGGTTTTAGTCTCCCAATTAGCTTCCATAAGCAAGGCCACCCAAAACTTGAGTAAGTCTGACTCTTGGAACACCCAATGGGATTGCATTGATCTTTGTAGAGAAATCCAGCCTGACAAAATAACCTCCTTAAAATTGGTCCCTCGGTTTGAAGCAGCCCGAGCGGCAAATCTTGAACGATTAGAAAGGCTCCCAAGGGACCAAATCTAAAAAGGCTATTTATGGTTTCATAGCCACTCTTTTGTTAGCCCCGCTTCAACAGGGATAGTGCTTTAAAAAACGGGAACCTAAACCTGAGCATTCCCACACAAAGTCTGATTACTCACAATAAGTAATACACAACAATCTTACTACTCGGCTTACGACTTGGCAACAATAACTTTAATTACTATAACTCAAAGCCTAATTGAGCCGTTTCTGAATTAAAGCGTTTACATGCCGCCCTGTAATAATCTTCGTCTAACTCCATGCCCACAAAGTCAAAGCCGCCGTAGTGCGCTGCTATGGCGCTAGAGCCTGAACCTAAGTGAGTGTCTAAAATTCGGTCGCCTTCTTTGGCGTAGTTCTTTAGCAACCATTCGTAGAGTTTTACGGGTTTTTGTGTTGGGTGTATTCTGTGTTCTTTACTTTTCATATTCCCTTGTAGCATCCCGCTCCATTGAAATTGAAATTTTCTAACAGCCGTTTTAAATGATGTGTATGCCAGCTCGCAATCAGCAAAATCACTAGCCCCTGTCATTTTGTCCCAAACAATCCAGCAGCTAGAGCCCAGCCCAATATTTTGCATAAAGTGATTGGCCCCCCAAACTATCTGATTTTTACTAACGCGCTGCAGTTCTATAAAATATTGCTTATTAGGCGGGCTTAGATCATCTCCAGCAAAAGGCTTGTAATCCTTGGCTATTGCTAACTTGACCCTACTTTTGTTTGTCTTTCCGCTTTCCCCAATCCCATAAGGCGGATCAACGCAGGCAAGGTTAAAATAATTATCAGGATAGCGAGCCATAACGGACATGCAGTCTTCATTGAAAAACTCTATATTTGGCATAGGGCATCTCCAACCTTTAAATCCGACAAATACTTGCCGCGCACCGGCGTATTGATTGCCTCATCCCGATATGTGCCGCGCATGCTATCAACCCTAAAAAACATGGTTTGCTTAATATCTGAGTTAGGCATATAGCCTATAATTTTTGCATCAAGAGCGACAAGCGCGAATAAGTCACAACTTGTATCAGTATGAAATGATTTATTTCCTTTCCCGCACCTTTTAATATTAAACGCGTAAGTGTTATTATTGTTCACCCTCTGGGGCTTCTGCTTGTGCGTTCTAGTGGTTTTTACTTGAACCTTCAATAGCTTATAGCCGTCATCCATAACAACGTCATACGGTAGCCCCTGCTCTGAGGGGTAGGCTATAAAGCCCTTTGCTATCAAGTCGGCACAAACAAGGTATTCTCCCGCCTTGCCTATCTGCATATCGCTAATTTCTTTCATATGGTTACACTCGTAAGGACTAAGCACTTATTGTATCACACAATCGCAAGCTCAAAAGCGTTGTCCTCAAGCCCTTTCATGTATTCCATGCAATCCATGTGCAATAACTCAACAGCCATAATAACCCCCCTTAAAGATATCCTTCAGCATCAGCTATTGCATAGCCAATAATAATGGCAGAGATAACAATGCCGACAAGTATTCCAATTCCAAATGCTGCTAATATGCTCATAATTATTCCCCTAATTTATCTAAACTGCGCCAATCTCGTGACGGCGCACCATGTTCCTCAATGTATCTTATCTCTTTAGCGTATACAGCTCTTAACTCTATCAACTCTTCACACGTTCGCTTAACAGTAGGATGAGGGCCATCAAGGTAATCTAGCATCTTTTGACCGTATCTTAGCCGTAGGCCTTCTCTGTAGCCGTAGCTGTGCTTATCCCCTGCTATGTTGCCGGATTTCTCCATATTGCAGAGCCTATTGACCTGTCCGTGAATATTCCTAAGATCTAGGGCTAATTCTGGATTCCCGCCAGCAGTCTTGCAATGGCCTCCGCAGAACTGAACTGCTCCTCTCATCGTTCCACAGCAGATACAAGGCTTCTCGTGATCAATACGGTTAGCCAAAGCCTGAGCGGTCTTCTTAGTCAAATCAAACTGATACTTATGGTTATGCTTAAGCAAATCTTTAACAGCTTTCTTATTAGCTTTTTTAACCCGCTTCTCCGCTCTGTCCTTGGCTTTAACCCTGTTCTCCCTGTTACGTGCTAGGTTAGCTAACGCAATGGCTTCTTGGCACTCAGGAGAGCACCAGAACTCTTTGACCCATATCTCTGTAACTTTGGGCCTGAACAATTCCCCACAGGCTTTATTGCGGCATTTGCGCTTATTCATCGGCTTCTAACTTTTCAGCGCATTTGTCGCAAAAATCTTTGCCGTGGGCCAGAACGTCATTTCCTTGCCAGTAACATCTCATTCCTTTGTTGCAAGATGGGCAATTATAAAATGGCTTAATTGTCCAAAATGTTGGGCATTGAAATAAGTTGTGGGTCCATATTTTAATAAATTTCCTCATTATATTATCCTCTGAAACTTGGGTAGCGGTTAGCTTGACTTGCCAAAGTAGCACCAGGAACCGGCCAGAAAGGGTAAACAGGAGTTATGTCGCAAGGCTTGAACAATGCATCTGCCTTATCTGAATATGGCTTCTCTGTGCGTGTGTAGCGCCTGTAGCCACCTTCTCCAATAGCTAGTAAATAGCCCTTATCAACCATCTTCTTAGCAATGTGCCTGCCGGTGATGGGAGATATGCCAATCTCTCTTGATATATCTGTGTTTGGCATTGTTCGCCTAGTTGCGTCTAAGTAATTAATTTGATTCTGATTCATTTTCATTCTCCTGCTGTAAAGCTTTGATATAGTCATATACTTCTGATTTGCAGTTATTATGCAGCCAATCCATAGGCTCTTGCGGCAACTCTTCAAGCACTTCCCATGCGGCAGAATCGTCACCAGATGCCAAAGCCTCTGTTACAACTAATAAAATATCTGCAAGTTGGCTGTGACCGTCCTGCTCAAGAGTGCTGACAATTGCTTTGTACTTTGTTTTAGTACCCTTCTCAAACGAATTATAAAGGCTGGCTTGTATTCCCCCATCAATACTGGTCATAAAACAACGCATGCCCATAGCGTCAGAATTGGTTATCAAATAATCAAAGTGCTTTTTCTGCTCATTGGTATATTGGCTCATTTCTGGCGATGTTACCAAAGGCTCAAACCCTTCATTGTTATTTGACAGCTCAATTGCTTGCGCCATGCGATCTAGCTTTTCAGTCTTAGGCCAAGTTTTAAACGCTTGACGGATAACTGTTTTTAATGCCATCTGGGTATAGTCTGAGATCCACGGGCCCATTTTCTTCTTGCCAGACTCCGAGCGCATCATAATCGCGTCAGTTTCAGCCTTGCTCATTTCGTTGGTGAGGTAAGCTCCTGTCACAGTCTTGGCAACACAATAGAAACCAACTAAAACGCCTCGGTCTTTAAATGCGTTGAAGGTGTGGCTAGGTTTATCGTCTACTCCGTTATTCGTGTAAACGTCTTCAGCGTAAACAGCCTTAGCTTGGACAAACTCTAAAGTACCCGATTGAATAGCTAGGTCACACATGCCCATATAAGAAGGGTCAAGGCAAATCTTTCCACCTCTAGGCACAAGGTATGCCTGCTTCTTTGCGGGGTTCAGAGACAGCCCTACAGACGCTACGTTTGACATTGCGTGTAGTAGAGACAAAGGATTATCTCTAGCCACTTTCTCAAGGTAAGAGTTCGCAGCAAACAATTGCATTGCATAGCTTTGCTCTTGTTCAAACAGCATCCCAACTGGGGCGTTATCAAATTTCGGCTCTGCTTTTTGTAAAAACTCTACCAATTCATTACTCATCTCCGCGTATACCTCGTGTGAAAAATGCGTGTTCAAGCACAGGGCCAAATAATGACTGGCTCATTAGGTCCTGGCCTTTTAACAACTTAGCAGCCTCTTCTTTAGCATAAGCTGCCTGAGCATCTGCTAGGCTCTCTTCTATCTCAGTTTTAATGATAGATTGCGCTGTTCTGTTAGTGTGGTGCTTGCCTCTAAATTCTATTACGTTGCTCATTATGATCGCTCCCAATATGCCGTGTAGTTGTCGCCAGCGAAATCGCCAGCCCTTTCTTTCTTATCCGCTTGGATATGCTCATCATCTCGCGTTGCATCATCTTGTGCTGAGCTGATTTCTTCAAAGCGGATATCAACGTGTTCACGAATAGCCACACAGATAAGCTCGCCTATCCGCTCATGCTTGCCGCTCTCGGTTAAGTTATTGTCTTCCATGCGAACAATTAAGCCTCTAACCATTCCCACAAGAGCGTCGCCAGTAATGTTTTCGTTATCCTGCTTATTCTCTGCAACAAAATCGTATCGCTGTAATAGTGTTCTCATTGTGAATCCCCGTTAATGAATTGAGTAATTACTTTATATCTTTAGTATTGGGATAACAAGCCCTAATTCATTTAAAGCGTAATTAAATCACGGGGATTAAAAGTATTGCTTGCGTGATGAAAGATTAAGAGTATAGTCAGGGTTAATCAAGGAGCAACATCAATGAGCGATAGCAAGATAAAGAAGTGTATAAAAATGGCGATGATTCGAGGGGATATTAGCAGTCCTGAACTAGCCAAGGCATTAAACGTATCAGAAGATACGGTAGTTAATTACAGGGCCGGTAAAACGGATAGCATTAAGAAGCTCACTAGGATTGCCACAGCTTGCGGCATGAATTATGAGGATATGATGAAACTAGCAGACTAAGGGGAAGTTTATGAGAAATGAAAAGATTGTAAAAGTATTTATTGAAGTTGAAGTTGAGGTTAATTGCTGGGTGCAGCCATTCAGGGCTCAAACATTAAATGAGCCAGAAGAACCTTATGACGTTGTAGTGCAGAGCGTTTTGCTTAGAAGTGAGTGCGGGAAAGTAAAAACATGGATTACTAGCTGCGTTGATAAAGATGCTGTAAAGCAGTTGGCTATTGATGAGCTTAATTACGATGACAGGGGCAATGAGCCATGAGCATGTTCTACTGCAACAGATGTGATTGTTTAATAGATGGCGATGAAACCGAATCGGTTGATGACTCAGACGGGGATTTAGGTGAGATATGCTGCCTCGAATGCTTGAACGAAGAGGAAAGGGAAGATGAGCAGTATTTTGAGGAATCAGTTAAAAACGTTAGGCGTGATGCCTTTGTAGACAAAATGGAATCGGAGATTGATGAAGATGAATAAATTACTAGCAGTATTACTATTAACAGCTCTATCAAGCACCGCAAGTGCCGCATGTAGATGGGTATTTGTAGACCATGACTACAACGCAGGTACGCCAGCAATAAGAAAGCAGATTTGTGACAGTGTAATTGATGTGCCTGCCATTAGATCACCTGCAATAGCGCCTATCCAAGCTCCACGGATTAGACCTATTAACCCTATTGGCATAAACCCAATTGGCACTAGTCGCTGTCGTATGGAGTCTGTGTACAACACTAGAACCCGTCAGTGGGAAAACCAGAGAGTTTGCAGATAATTAACTAAGGGGAAGACCATGACATATCAAGACATGATGCTTAGAGACTTAAAGAATGGCAAGACAGTATCACCACTAATGGCGCTAAGGAATTACGGGTGTCTAAGGCTTGGTGATGTAGCCTTCCAGCTTAGAAAGAAGGGCTATAAGGTAGTTACTACAATGGTTGAGAGGAATGGCAAGCGATACGGGGTGTATTCGCTATAAATGACATTGAGGTGCAAAAATTTCGCAACATGGTTTTAAAGCAACAAGAGCGCATTGACGCGCAGGAGATTGAGATAGCCCGCCTACTAGCTGTGGAAGTGGCCGCTAAGGAGATATGCAGAGACGCTTATTGGAAAATCTGTAATTGCGAAGGCCGTACAGATAAGAAAACAGGATTAGCTTCAATTGCCCATAAAGCCGACTGCCACGTCCTAGTCATTAACCCTATAGGTGATGCCAATGAATGATTGCAAGCATGGAACTACTAAGGGTTTTTGCTCAGTGTGTGACCTCCAGCCCGAAACAGTAACCATATCGCGCGAGCCGATGAAAGAAGTGCCAAACTACGTTGCTGTAGCAGAGACAGTTAAGGTTCCTAGTAAGCTAAAAGGCCGTTTTGAGTCTGAGTTGTTTTGGACAGGGGTTTACGCCATGCGCGATGCCCTTATATCTGACGAACTAACAAAGGCGATGGACGCGAGGGTCATTAACCCTATAGGTGATGCCAATGAATGATTGCAAGCATGGAACAATTAAAGGCTTTTTTGCGAGAAATCTAAAATATTGAGGAAAATATAATGGGCGCAATAAATATAGTTTTTGACGGGGCACCAGGACCTGAATCAGGACGCTTCGTTGAAGTAGAGGATGACGCGGGTGTATCTATAAGGATTGGTGAATGGATAGAGCGGAGAGATGGGTTTTGGGTGCTTAGGATTACCCAGCTTCCTTCCACTCCTGGGGACACCCCCCACATTAACCCTATAGGTGATAAGAATGAGTGAAGTGAGCGAGATATTAGCGGAGATTGATGTGCTTCAAACCACGGTTAGCTGGCAGCAGCAAGTATTAGTAAATGCGCTGCTCGATAGAGTCAAAGCCCTGTTGGAGTCTGATGCGGTCATAGAAATTGATACTGCCAAAGCATCCGAAACCGTGGCCCTCCAAGAGATAGTGGAAAAAGTTTGCGAGGGACTAACCGACACAGATCAAGATGAAGACTTTATAAAGCAATCGAAGTCGCAAAGAGCCAAAGAAAGAACAATGCTTTTTTTAAAAAATCAATACCCATCCCTAAATGACGATGAGCTGTCAACCTTTATAGATGGTGATACTTATGCGGGCCATAAATAATGATTGATGCTGAAGCCCAGCTAGAAGAAATACTCTGCCCGCTTCAAGATCTTATCTGTCTGGAAGCTCTTGAAGCAGCTCCGCCAATGTTGGCTTATCTCTTGCCCCGCTGTCTAC